GGACGGTAGGTCCAGAATAGCTACCGAACAATATAAAAATAACTATGATGCTATTTTTAAAAAGAAAAATGTAATGACGGAAAAAGAATGGGAAGAAAAATTAATAGGAACAAAAAATGACAAAAAAGTAAAAGGTAAAAATAATGTTTAAATGCTTTCATTGTAAAAAAGAATTACTTTGGCAAAATGATTTTGATACTGAGGATACATATCCTGATTCAGAACATCAAATAGTATCTATGTATCAATGCACTAATAAAGAATGTGAAGCTTGGTATGAAGTTTACACACATAAAAAGGAGAATAAATAATGAAAGTACCACTATTCACAGCGCAGACAGAATGGATTGAACCAGAGGAATATCCAGATTTAAGACAATATGATGAAATTGCAGTAGACTTAGAAACAAGAGATCCTGATTTAAAAATAAAAGGATCGGGTTCAGTTATAGGTAATGGTGAAGTGGTTGGCATAGCTGTGGCTGTACCAGGTAGAAAATTTTATTTTCCAATTGCTCACGGATCAGGGAGCAATATGGATAAGAAAAGAACATTAGAATGGTTTAAAGATACAATGGCTTCTAATGCTATAAAAATATTTCATAATGCAATGTATGACGTATGTTGGATTAGACAAATGGGAATTAAAATTAATGGTCTTATTGTAGATACGATGATTGCAGCAAGTTTAATTGATGAAAATAGATTTGCTTACACATTAAATGCTTTATCTTGGGAATATCTAGGTCATGGTAAGAATGAAGCGGCCTTAAATGAGGAAGCAAAATCAAGGGGTTTAGACCCAAAAGCTGATATGTGGAAACTTCCACCTATGTATGTAGGAGCTTATGCAGAAAAAGATGCTGAACTTACATTAGAGCTTTGGCAAAAATTTAAATCAGAAATCATACAACAAGATATTGAATCTATTTTTAATCTTGAAACAGATTTATTTCCTTGTCTAGTTGATATGAGATTTAAAGGAGTACGAGTAGATGCAGACAGAGCTGCAGCACTGAAAGTGCAACTACAAGAACAAGAAAAAAATCTATTGCTAGAAATAAAAAAAGAAACAGGCATAGAACCACAAATTTGGGCTGCTCGTTCGATTGCCAAAGTATTTGATAAACTTTCCTTGACCTACGATAAAACCGAGAAAACAGAGTCACCTTCATTTACAAAAAATTTCCTTTCAAATCACAATAATAAATTTGTTAAAAAAATAGCAGAAGCTAGGGAAATAAACAAGGCACACACTACTTTCATTGATACTATATTAAGGTTTCAACATAAAGGTAGAATACACGCTGAAATAAATCAAATAAGATCAGATTTAGGTGGTACTGTGACAGGTCGTTTTAGTTATAACAATCCAAATCTACAACAACTTCCAGCAAGAAATAAGGATTTAGGGCCTATGATTAGATCTTTGTTTTTACCAGAAGAAGGTTGTACCTGGGGTTGTTTTGATTACTCACAACAAGAACCTAGATTAGTTGTGCATTATGCAACATTACATAAATTTCCATCTGTTTATGATGTTGTAGATGCTTATAAAGATGATGTAGATACAGACTTCCACCAAACAGTAGCTGAGATGGCCAACATACCTAGATCACAAGCTAAAACAATTAACTTAGGTTTATTTTATGGAATGGGTAAAACAAAACTACAGGCAGAATTAGGTGTAACAAAAGAAAAAGCAAAAGAACTTTTTGATCAATACCATAATCAAGTTCCGTTTGTTAAACAATTGATGAACTCAGCATCTAATAGAGCGCAGAGTCACGGTCAGATAAGAACGTTACTTGGTAGACTTTGTAGATTTCATTTATGGGAGCCAAATATGTTTGGTATGCACAAAGCAATGAGTCACGAAGATGCACTCAGGGAACACGGACCAGGGATCAAGCGAGCTTATACATACAAAGCTTTAAATAAATTAATTCAAGGTTCTGCTGCTGATATGACAAAGAAAGCTATGTTAGAATTGTACAAAGAAGGAATTGTTGCACATATTCAAATTCATGATGAATTAGATTTATCTGTAGAATCTCCAGAGCATGCTAAAAAAATAATTGAAATTATGGAAAATGCTGTTACACTAGAAGTTCCCAATAAAGTAGATTATGAATCTGGCGAAAATTGGGGTGATATTTATGGATAATGGCTTATTTAAATGCAAACACACCACCAATATATTGTAAAATTCGTAAGGAATATCTTTATGATATGGATCCCAAATATAATCAAGAGAGTGAAGAATGTGTTATCTTCGGTGTCGCTTCTATTTCAGGACGTGCCTTATTATTTCATATCATGTTACCAAATGGTGCGGTCTATTATCGTTTGCCTATCTCAGCGTTTTTCCAAAAACGTTTTTCTAGAACCGAAGTGCCGAATATGTCGGTTGACGAGTTACAGTTGTGGAACAGTTTTAGTTATTGGCCTAGTGTTCATACTTTTGATTTCCTGGCTAATTTAAACTGTAAATTTAAAGGTAAGGATAAAAAATTCTATGCTGGACAATATTTATTTACTATTGACTGGGCACATCCAGAGACTAATATACTCAATACAGAACATTCTGAAATTCCTCAAGAGCATAAGTGTGCGCATATACTCGCTCTTGCTAACGGCAATTATGCTGCTCAGCCTAACAATCGTATTTTGTGGCATGTTAATAATTATACTACTGATACAACTTGGCCAGACTATAGAGTACAAACTAACGTCTGGGAAGTAGAAGGTTCAGATTGGATAACAGAAGATTCTGATAAAATGTTTTATGAGGTAGAAAAAAATGATTAAATGGATTAAAAAACAGTGGCAAAAATTTGTTGACTGGGTTTTTGACGGTTTTTATAAATAAATTATGTCAAAGATAAACGAAGAAACTGCAGTAAAGACCGATCTTAAAACGATTGGTATGATCATTGCTGGTGCAGGTTTTGCAGTATATATGTATATTGGTATGACTAATACCATCAATACATTAGAGACAAGACTTCAGTTAATGGAGGCGGATTTATTAAAAAAAGCAGATCAAATACCTGTCGATAAGGAACAGTTTTTTCTGTTAGAGTCATTGGCTGAAGATACTGAAAAACAACAACAGTTATTAGATGAAAATTTACACGTTAAAGTTATGCTGGAAGCAGCTAGAGAAGATATTGAAAAGTTAAAAAAAGATGTTGAAAAGCTTAAAGACGCAACAAGAGATATTAAATTTAGTAATGGAAACGGAAACGGGCATTAATGCAGGTACCTTTCAAGAATATGATTACACTTGCGAAGATGCAGAATGCGAGTGGAAACAAATAACTGAATATTGGAGGATGTAATGGCAGGAATTGAAGATTTAATAGAAATATTTAGAGGTGAGAACATAAACCCCATTAAAACTTTAACAAAAAACAGAACCTCTGATTATATGTTAAAAAATAAAACATCTGGGGCTCCAACAATAGGTAAATATGCAACTACCGATTTAGAATATGCAAAAAATTATGCAAATAAGTTTCCAAACGTTATAAAAAGCGCAAAGATTTCTTCTTCTGAGTTAGATGAAGGAATGAAAAGATTTAATAAAAAATGGGGAAGTGGAACAGCAGAGATATATGAAAGTGGATTAAATAAAAAATTAGGCCTACAAGTAGTTTCTGATGAAGTTAAAGATAAATTAAAAGTAGATGTATTAAGAACATTACAATCAAATGTTAATTCTTTGTCTAAATTGGCTATGAAAGGTTTAACTTATGCAGCAGGACTACCTGCTCAAACTTTTTTATCATTGATTGGCACTAGTGATTTAAATAGTGATGAAGTAAATATGAAGTTAGAAGATTTTGCAAAATTAAGAGAAATGGAAAGTAATGTAGATAAAGCATTACCTTCAGAAACGAGGGATATGTAATGTCTAATTTATCAAAAGGAAAATACGCACAATTTATTTCTGATAGATCAGGTCAAGCATTTCCATATACTGAAATGGTAATTGAATGGAATGGTTCTAGAGTTCATGTTTCAGAATTTGAACCTAAACATCCACAATTAGAACCAAAACCAACTACAGCAGATGGACAAGGTTTAAGAAATGCTCGTCCACAAATTTTTACTGTAGCATCAGGTGATGGTGGATTTATGACAGTAGATTTAACTTTACCAGGAGCATTTGCTTTTGAATCAAACAATGGTATGATTCCTGATAATGGTTCTTCTATCAATACAAAAAGAGAAGCACAGACAAATTTAGGAGAGGTAACAATTAGTATAACATAATGACTTACGCAGAATTAGTACAACAGATTAGAGATTACACAGAAGTTGATTCAAATGTATTAACAGATACAATCGTTAATGGATTTATTAATAATGCAGAATTTAGAATTTTAAGAGATGTTGATTCAGATAATAATAGAAGATATGCAACAGCCTCATTAGTTGCTAGTCAAAGATTCATTGATACTCCTGATAACCTATTAGTTATTAGATCAGCTCAGATTGTTGACGGTGGTTCAGGTTCAACTAGAAACTTCCTAGAATATAGAGATACTAGCTTTATGTCAGAATATAACTCAACAGGAGCTACGGGAGAACCCAAATACTACGGATTCTGGGACCAGGATACTATCGTTTTAGCGCCTACTCCAGATTCAGCATATACTATTCAATTAAATTATATCTTGAAAGACCCAGGTTTATCGAGTACAAATACAGAAACATATTTAAGTAAGTATTTTCCCAACGGACTTTTATATGCATGCTTAGTTGAAGCATTTAGTTTTCTAAAAGGGCCAAATGATCTCTTGCAATTATACGAAGGAAAGTATAAACAAGTAGTTGAAGGCTTCTCGATAGAACAAATGGGAAGACGAAGACGAGATGAATATCAAAGTGGTGTTCCTCGAGTCGGAGGAAAATAATATATAAGGAGATAAACTATGGCGATAACACAAGCAATTGCGAACAGCTTCAAAAAACAACTTTTAGAAGGTGATCACAATTTTAAACAATCTGGTGGAGACAAGTTTAAATTAGCTCTTTATACCGCAGGTGCGACTCTAACTTCTGCTACAACTGCTTATACTACTTCTGGAGAAGTAGCTGCTTCTGGACAATACTCAGCAGGCGGCGGTGCACTAGTTAATGCCGGAACATCTATTACTGCTGGTGTAGCTAGAGTTGATTTCAATAACTTATCTTTTACTGGTGTAACTTTAACTGCTAGAGGAGCATTAATCTATAACACATCATCTGATACAACTAACGCAGCTGTTGCTGTATTAGATTTTGGTGCAGATAAAACTGCAACTTCTGGTACGTTTACAATTCAGTTCCCAGCACCAACATCAACTGCAGCGATTCTAAGGATCTCTGGTTAATTAGGAGGTAACCTCCTATGGCCGGATGGGGCGATAATACTTTTGGATACCTCAAGTGGGGTGAATTTGGTGATGCTTACGCTAATGTAACAAACCCAAATGATACTCAGTGGGGAAAAGATTCCTATGGAAATTTTTTATGGGGCGGAGGTGGAAACCTTGACGCTTCTTTAGGAAACGAAAGTGTAACTGCTGAAGTAAATGTCGGTTGGAGTGCAAAGACATGGGGATATCCTGAAGGTGGAGGATGGGGAAATTTATTTGACGTTCAAGTTTCTCCAACAGGTTTTGGTTTATCTACAAATCAAGGTGATCCAACTATTACCGGAGAAATTAATTCTGGTTATGGAAGATTAACTTGGGGTGCTAATGGTTGGGGAATTCAAGGTACATTACAAGCAACTGGAATTGAAATGTCATCAGACATTGGTTCAGTTTCAATTGCGAATGAAATTAACGTTGGTTGGGGTTCTGATACCTGGGGTTATGAAACTTGGGGTACATCCGGTCTAGTCGTAGATCTAACAGGAATAGAATTATCAAGTAATTTAGGTTCACCTACATTTAGTATTACAGGTAGCACGGATGTAAGCGGTGAAGAAATGACTGCTACTCAAGGTGATGTAGAAGCTTTTGCATCATTTGTAGCAGAACCAACTGGAATACCTTTAACTGCAACTCTTCAATATCAAGAAGCGATTGTAGATCCAACAGGACAAGAATTAACAGCTAATGATGGCACAGCTAATTTAGATGCAAATACTATTGCAGAAGTTTTTG